GCGCTCAGGTTCTTACGTCATTCCCGTCTAGTGCTTACTATGGTTATGACTTAGAAAAGTCGAGTGGTATTTTGTTCCAAGGTATTAACACCCGTGCTGCACCCCCGTTTCTTAACTTAAATTTGTCTGCTGCTACCACTGGAGCCATTACGTGCCAAGCATGGGGGTATAGTGATGTAGTCTTACAGATAGACTATGAGTCGAAACAAGTAACTGCATTTATTTAAGCAGGTAAATAAAAAACAATAAAAGACCAAATTAAAAATCAGACTAACTAACAAAAGTGCTGCTGGATTGGCCACCCAGTGAGTGCGTGTTAACTTAACTTTGATGGATTAACTCTTTTAACTTAACTTTTATATCAATTTCCAATTTAACAACTTAACACATCAATAAAAATATTTTTATTTATATTTTAACCTCTTAACCAGCACTTTTATGTAAATTTTCAACTTAACAACTTAACATATCAAAGTTAGTTTAACACCGCACTCAAAGTTCTACTACATAAAAATCTAACACTATATATAATGAGTATAAGTATTCAAAAAAATGAGGAGCCACCACTTAAGAAACCGTCATTTGTAGTCGACGGCAAACTACATGACAAATTAGACAATTATGAAATAACAAAGCTAATGAATAAACATTCATTCACGCTTTTTTTAGGACGCGCTGGTTCGGGCAAAAGCACATTACTTATTTCACTATTACAATCACCAAAACTATTTAAAAATGTATATCACACTATTATCTTATTTTGTCCACCAAATAGTCGCGCATCTATTAAGAATGATTTTTGGAGTGTTCTACCCGACGAACAGATATATGATGAATTGAATTTGGAGACTTTAAGTGAGGCTTATCAGATGGCGGAGGCAAATGCGGCCGAGGGATTTCGCACATTAATAGTTTTAGATGACGTCCAAAAATCACTGAAAGGTGAAGCTGAAAAATTATTGTTACACATGGTTAATAATAGACGAGGAAGCCATCTAAGTATTTGGATGGCATGCCAAACTTACAAATCTATACCCCGACAAGTAAGACAAGGACTTACATCTTTATTTATATTTAAAATCCAAAAGGGTGAAATGGCTACAATCTTTGATGAGCAAGTAGAAATAGCCGATGATATATACAAAGCCATTTTAGACATTTCATATAAAAAGCCGCACGATTTTATTTTTATTGATACAAATAGTCAAGATATATATGTAAATTGGGACAAGGTAATTATAAACGATGAATAAAAAAATAATATAGCAGAAATATATAATGCCTACGGTAAAAAGTTTTTTTAGAAAGCTAGGTTCTGACACCAAACAATTTTTTCGCAAAGGAGGGACGGCCGATGTGGGTCTACGTAAATTCGGTAATACTTTATCCAAGGTCGGAGGTGTCGCTCGAGCTGTAGCACCCTTAGTATCTATTGTCGCACCTGAAATTGGACTGCCTTTAATGGCTGCTGGGGCTTTAGCTAGACAAGGTGGTAAAACTGCTGGAGCTATTAGAAGCGGAGCGCGCAAGGGTGGCAACATTATCCAAAAGACACAAAACATTGCTGGAGCAATTAGAAGCGGCATTGAGGCATCAAAGCCCCCTGCTGCTGAACTCGCAATGAATTTCGCATAAGTTAAAATAGATATTTGAATTATTTTTTATATAGTGATACTTATATATAAGATGAATGACCCTGAAAATCAAAACCCCGAAGATTATCCGAAAATGAGAATTGCGCAGATGCCTTTAAAAAAAAGCTTTAAAATAGTATTAGATACTAACAACACAGCATCATATAGCGGTGAACAATTCAACGCGCGTTTTACAGTGGATTTAAATCAAATTATCCGTGAACCATGGAGAATGAAACGCTCATATAAAATGACATTTTCTTTTAGAAGCATATCAGCCACATTTGCTGTTACTGGTGTTACATCTACAAAGTTATACAAATTACATATCGACTTAGGTAAGGGCACTCCAACAATATTTCAATTTAACGCAACCCGTGCCCCTGCTGGTATTGTAGGTGTTTCTAACGAAGGTGTAGGTGTATATACTAACGTCGCCGCTGCTAGTGCTTTTGATATACCCTGTTATTTCAATGCTAGACCTGATGACAATGATGGTGTATTTGTTAATGATTTATTGAATATTAATACTATTAATTTGAATTTGATTGACCCGACCACTGGCACCTTTAATAGTGCGGACAATGCCACCATTAATACTAACACTAAGTATATCTGTGTTTTGAGTTTTCAAGAATTATAAATCCATAATATCTTAACCATTATTTATTTTTAAAATATTATATACTATTATAAATGAGTAGTAATTTCTGTTACATAATGCCGAAAAACGGACTAGCTAAGGATGCTAAAATTAATAGTCTAGTATCAAAAATAATTCAAAAGGTGGCTGAAATACCAAACCATAATGAATACAAAAATAACATGGAGTTGCTGAAAATGGTCTGTGTGATGGTCGAGCACGCAATCAATAATAAAACTGAAAAAATTAAAATAGATAAAAAAGATATTGTGTTTCAGGTGTGGACTAGATTATTCAACGCATTACAACCAAAAGAATTAGTAGATTTGGGTAACAATATCGAATATTTGTGGCAAAACGGTCAGATAAAAAAGAAGAAATTATGGAGCGTTGTGAAGCACTCGGTATCCGATTGGTTCCAACGCAAGATTTTAAACTAGTAGATAGCATTTATAATTATATCTTTGATTATTTACGTGATGCCTTTTTAAAAAATATTGGTATACCAATGCGCATTGTGAGCGCAATAAATACAGTTATGAATTTAGATGGATATTCAGTTATAAGAATGATACTCACCCATTTTGGATATTTAAAATTTGTTAGTATAGTGTGGTGGTTAGCTTTCATTTTCTAAAAATATTATATTATAAAATATTTTTGTATTTTATAACACCTTTTCTTCTTCTAGTTTTTTAATAAATTCTAGTTTCTTAACCAGTAGATCAGCTAGCGCGGTTTTGATGTCATGTGTTTTTTTTTGTAGTTTTGTCATGTCTTTTATTTTTGGTTTTTTAATAATGTCTTGTGGTTTCGGTTTATTGTATTTCTTAGCTGGACGTTCTTTTCCCTTTTTTATCCAATACATTTCACGGGCATGTTTGTTTATTTTTTCATGGTTTATAGCCCTATATTTTTTATTATATTCACAACATTTTTCTTGTATAGTTTTACGGTTTTTGTCGTAATATTCTTGTTGATTTTTTATTAGTTTTTCACGGTTAGCAATATAATATTTTTTATAATATTCTTGTCTTGCTCTTTTTGTTTTGTTATCTTTTGTATCCATTGTATCCATTGTTAGTTTATTTTATTATTATTAGATTTTTTTTATAAATAAATAATCTAATAATACATTAAATGCCGCTTTTAACAAAAGAAGCATTGATGAATGATGTCAGATACAGTGGATTTAAAAAAATAGACAACAAAGCACTAGTGAAACATTTGTATTATATAAATACAAAACGTAACGGTGATAACACACCTAAAACCTGCGGTCGACCTTTTTTTAGCAAAACCTACAAAAAAATAGATGAAGAACTAACAAATCCAGTATCAATAATAGAACACAGTCCCGACCGGGATGAAGAAATCCAGCCTGTGAAAAAAGGCAGACCTAGAAAGATGAACTGTGTCGAAAAGCGCCGCCGGGCAATAGAATTAAAACTAGAAAAATTAAATAAAAGGGCAACTGAATTTAAGGCGTCTCTTAACCAAGTCTCTTAACCAACTCTTGTGTAACTATAAATTGCTTCGGCAAACGTGGTTATGCCCGTGGTGTCGTTAATTCCTCTTATATAAAAAGTCGTTGAAGCGGTTGTCGTAAGCGTTCCTGAAATAGTATGGACGAACCGTTTGCCGTTTGCACCAACGGTCACATCGGTTTCATCAAAATATTCAAAGGTTCGGTATGCTGTTGTTCCTGATGCACTATCCGTTAAAAATAATTGAACGTTTTCGAAGCTCCCCGCCCCGCCCGTTGTTCTGTATTTAACCGAAATGTTACAACTCCATACACCTTTTGTGGTCACAGTAAAACTTGCTATTGTGCCGAGTGTGTCTGCTGTAAATGTGAATTCTGCTGCTGTCGTTGTGACATTATAACCGAGTGCCGATGTATTGCTTGGTGGATAGGTTGATTGATTTATAAACATATCACCTGTTGTGTTGTAAAAATCTCCACTATTAATACCATATTTTATGCCTCCACTTTCCCCAAATGTCATATTTGATGAACCGTTTGTTTGTAAATATAACACATTTGTTGATGACCCAAATGCGTTTAAAATAGATTGTCCGCCATTCTGTGTAAGTGAAGCATAATCTGTAGATGTTCCTGACCTAACCCCGTTTAACCCCTGAAACCTATTTGTAGTCCCTGTAAATGTATTATTTGAAGCAAGTTTAGCACATAAACCCAAAACAATTGTGTCGGCATCATCTACATAAAGTTTTGTAGTTAGTTGAGTATTACTACTCGGTGTTAGTGTTGAAGTAGGTAATGAAGTATTAAATGTGTTTGTTCCAGTCCAAACATTATTAGTTGGTAATAGTGAAATACTAACACTATCCACATAAGTTTTATTACATAAATCGTTTCCAGTTGTAGGGACAATAGCACATGAGGGGATTTTTGAGAATGTTGTCAAAGCGTTATGGGTTGCCGTCTGTGTTGTTGATGCCGAACTGCCGATTGTTATCGGGGCATTTCCAGTGGTTAAAGAACCGATGTTAATTGCTCCAGTTCTTGTTGATGATGCCCCAATGTTTAAAATCCCGCTTGTTTGAGTGTCGCCAATATTGATATCAAATGTTGACCCGCTTCTCAAATATATTAATCCACTTCCAAAAAAATTAAAAGTTGCACCCCTGAAAGTCAAATCACC